GCTCTCTTTCCTTTTGGTTTCTTTTCAGTTACAGCAGTCTGTAACTTTGATCCAGGATTTTCGCGCTTGTAGGCATTGACGGAAGATTGACTCATACCATCAACACCGTCTTTACGGTTTGACTTCTGCCAGTCTTCTTTTACATCTTCACCCTTTTCATACCATTTACCATCACAGTCACTATCCTGCCAACGCTTTACCTTGCCTTTACAAGCACCCTTTTTACTTTTCTTTTCTTGGAGATCAAACTCTTCCTTTTTTACACAATTATTATAGGTCTTACCAAACATTTTTTTGGTACCCTTCTTTTCATACCCTTTCCAACACTTTTGTGCTTTTTCATCAATTGGGGTTTGGGATGATTGAAGTGGTTCTGCTTTGATAATATCAAATGTTTCAATTTCCATTGCTTGGAAATCATCTCTCCAATTAGAAAATTCATAAGATTCTTTTTTAGTCTTGTTGCCCCAGTTCTTAGCACCAACCTCACGACACTTAACTAATGCACCAGATGCATATGCACTTGGCCAAACTTTATAGCGAGATTTGACCTTATTATAACAGGCATCTTTCTTACCTTCTTCAAGGGGTTTTTCTGGACCTTCCAGACCATTTTTGTCAACGTTAAACTTTGTTTTCTTTGGTTGTGGTTTGGTTGCGGAAGTAGGAATTGTATCTCCTACTTTATATGGTTTTCCTTCGGAAACTACTTCACCTTCTGGCACATAAGAATTCTTATGTGTATTAAATCTCATCTCGGGACTACCAGCATAAACTTTACGTCCCTGTTTATCAGTCCAATTTGCAGTATTGACCTGCTTTGATGCAAGTCTTTCCTGATTTTTTCTACCCCTATCTATCACTTGTTGCATAGTTTGGTTATCTTTTTCCATCCGAGCATAACCACCAGCAGATTTAAAATAACCCCTATCTTTTACAGGAAGACCCCTAAATCTTCTTTCAAGAGAACCTCTAATATTAGCATCCCCACCAAATAAATGGGAAGGAACACTAGGATCTATTCCAGTTCTTTGATTATATGTTGTTTGTTGTTCTATTAATTCACCTTTTGGTTCATGTGAATTTGCTAGTTTAACGGGTTTTGACGGAACAATTTTTTCTCCTGGTCCTAAAATTTTTCTAAGTGCATCATCAGGATTTTTGTAAGGAGTTCCAGGACCAGTTCTTACTTGCTCTGAAGTGACGATCTTTGCTTTACCCTTTCTTTCTGGATTTGGATCTTCTCTACGCTTCTTCTTCGCTCTTCTTTCTCTTTCATCCTCACTCATTGATGCACGGTCATCAGCATCACGACAGAAAGGTTTGGTCTTTTGACCTGGTTGCTTAGCACAAGGTTTACCATCATACTTGCCACCTGCCTGAACCCATCCACCACCTTTAAACCAGTCACGAAGTGAGTAACCAGGATCCTTTGCGGATTTACCATCTCTTTTTTCTGTGATGGTTTCTTCATTAGTCACATAATCTGCCGCAGTGTCAATGTAATCTGCTGCCTTAGTAATCTTTGACTGTACCCATGCCTTAAGTTCTCCTTCACCCTTTTTACCCATCTTTTTTTGAAGACGAGAAACAGCGTTTTTAATAGTCTTCAATTCAGAACGAGCCATGGAATACTCGTGATCTTTTTTATTTTCCTCATTCATTTTTTTCTTTTTTCCCTGACAATGGGCACGCTGAGAAAATCCTTTTGGGTTATTGCAGTCAATTGACTTTTTATATTTGTCGGACCAACCCATTAGAATTTAAGATTCTTCTTTATTATTTAGAAAACCTTGTTTGAGTAGTTTTGAAAGTTCTGCCGTTGAACCAACAAACAAAGCATTATTTGTGACATTGTTTGTTGTTTTTGTTCCCGAATCTTCTTCCAAATCTTTTACTTTTTTCTGTAAGTCAACTAACTTATCAGTAGTGTCTGCAACACTTTTAATAAGTTGACCAGCAACTTCATATGCCCTTGGACTACCACCCTCACCGGCAAGTTCCATAATTCCATTAATTGCTTCTTGACCTTTTTCAATTAATGAATATAAATTTGCACGAGTATATTCATAATCTTTTGTGAGATCCTGGGATGTTTTATTGGGAACTTTTAATTCTGCTGGTTTCCCTTCTGTTTCTACGATTTCACACGTTGTGTTGAGTGCATCGTCTATGCTATCAAATTTATCAGACATGGATTAAATATCAACTTTTCTTGTTGGACTAAAGTCAGCACCGCTTTCGAAGAAATCTAAAGATTCATTGAATCCAAAATCATCTCCTGGAATAATTAGAGCATCATCAGCAGTACTGAGAACATTAAGTTTTGCTCCATTTAAATGCTCACTTGCAATTGTTTCATTATATCCCCTCATAACAGACATTGATGTGCTAGTTAATGAGGTTACCTTCATTATTTCATTATCAATAATGACTCTACTTCCTGTTACCAATCCAGAAGTATCATTTAGATTAATTACAGTTTCTGTAGTATCAACTGCTTCCGTCAATATTGCACCAGTATCATTATCATAATCTTTTCTTGCTTGTGGAGTTGCTGTATATCTTACCTGTCTTTGTGCCGTTAATCTATTAGTATCCGTATAGTAATCAACTTGAACCTTACGAATGATTCCATCTGTGCTATCTGCAATAGGACCAAACAGATAAGTTTTGGCAGTAAACTGTAGAGTATAAATCAGTGCTCTACGTGTTGAAAAATCACCTTCATAATCATCTTGAAAATTTATACTTTCTAAAACCACTGGAATATCTCTCTTTTCACCAATCGAATCAATTAGTTCAACTGTAATATTGAATGATGGTTGAAAATATGGAAGAATTTGTTCTAAAATTTGTAGTGCATCATCATTTAATTTTGTTAGAATATTTAATTCAAATCCCAAATTATATGGGACTGGCATATAAACTTTTTTAACTCTATTATTTTCGTCTACTGCTTTAAAAGTTTGAGTTACAGAAACTTTTCTTGATGGGTCATATGAGATACTATTCATCTCAAATGACATTCTAGGCAAATTAATTTGAACAGCTCTATTTAATTCAGGTTGCTGTTCAAGTCTTGCTAAAAACTTTTGGGAAGGACCATATGCTAGAGGGACTTTAATTTCACTTTCAACTCCTCCACTAGCGTTATCGTGCTTTACATAAATTTGATTAAACAGTGTTCCAAAAGAAACGACTGTTTTTCTAATTATTTCGTGATAAAAATAAGTTCCTAACATTAATAATTACCAAATGGATTGGATTCTGTAAAATCAAGTATGAGATCTGCCGCAGTTTCAATCTCGTCATTATCAGTATATTTATCATATGTATCATCATTGGTATGGAAATCAACTGCATATCTTGCTGAAGATGCCGTACCAACAATAAGTTCACCGTTAGTGAATGTTCCATCAACATAAGAGATTTTGAGAATACTCGTGTCTTTATCCCATTCTTTCACTCGTGCTGTTGTTCCTGATCTATCTCCAGTGACTATCTCATTAAACTGATATGTACCAATACCAGAAATAAGTGGTGGATCTGCAATTGTTATTGTTGGTGCAGTAACATAACCAATTCCAGGATTGATAATTCTAATTGCAGTGACAATATTGCCACTAGAAATTTCTGCTCTGGCAACTGCTGTTGCAAGTGATGGATCTTTAAATGCATCATCATTGGATATTGTTACAACTGGAGGGGTAGCATATCCACTACCAGGATTTGTAATCGTCAATGCACTGATGGTTCCACCAACGCCCACGGTTGCCGTTGCTGTTGCTGTATTTCCGACACCAGAAGGACTTGCTATTGTAACTGTAGGTGCCGTAGAATACGCCGCTCCGGGGTTAGTTATGGTTAATTGCGTTACCGTTCCACCAAGACCAATTGTTGATGTTGCAGCGGCACCAGCAGAGGGAGAACTAATAGTTACAACAGGAACAGATGAATATCCAGAACCACCATCATCAACAGTAATTGATACGAGTCCTTTTTGTGTAGTTTCAATAGAGCAAGTTGCCGCAGCACCTGTTCCTCCACCACCTGTGATGTATATTGAAGGAACTGTGGTATACCCAGCACCAGTATTCGTCAATAAAATTTCTTTTAGTGATGTAATACCACCTTTAGATGTCGTTATGGCAACTGCCGTGGCAGTTGTTCCAGAAACTGGTGCAGCATCAAAAGTCACAACTGGTGTGGATGTATATCCACTACCATCATTGTTTAAAAATATTTCTCTAATATATCCAGTATTAATAAGAGATGATGCAGTTGCTGTTGCACCAATACCAATCAATTGTAAAGTTGTTATATAACCCTCATCCTGAATTTGTGTATCAATTTCATCAATCGTAGTATCAACAACTTCATCTTCATATTCGAAGAGTTCACATTTTAATTGATATACGTAATTTTTTCCTAGTTGATAAAATGGATCTTCGTGTTCAACAAATTTAACTTCAAATAATCTTTGACCTAATGGAAAATAAATTAAATCACCTTCTCTTGGACGAGTTGCCAATGCAATTTCAGAATTATCACTAGCATCCAAAAATGGTGATATAAAATCTTCAAATCTTTCTTTTGATATTGTAACCGTTAGTTCGTCTCTTAAAGACATACCAAACTTTGTTAAAATATCACCAGCACCACTATATCCCTCAAATGTATTGATATATGCTTCAATTACATAGTTATCATCAAATTTTGATAACTCAACCTCATTCAAGATAGTATCCTGATTTAAAACTTTTCTTGGAATATATGTGACATCAACACCATGAAATCTCAGGTGCTCATTTATTATGTCCTGAACCAATCTCTGTTCAGATTGGGTGCCTTGAAGAAAGAACGGATTTAGTGCCATTATCCAATAAGATCGAGAGGTGGTAACTCATGCTCAAGCATCATGGTTTGCTTGAGTTGTTCTAATTCTCTTTCGGCATCATCATAAATCTCTCTACCATTTAATTCGATGCCACCAGGTAATTTAACTCCTCTAAACTTCAGTAAGTTTTGTCCCCATTGACGTTTAATTAGAGCAGTCAGATATTTTTTAACAAAACTATCATTATAAACTTGAGTAAATGATGCTGGATCGAGTGCTCTGTAACAATCAATAACTAAGAAATTGCCTGCGTTTTGTGCATTCCAATCGATGTCGAGATACATTCTATCTTGACGTTTATTAAACCTTATTTGTTTGTCTGTGGTTAATAAGTGATCAATATCTTCCAAGTAACTCTTTGTCATTGCATATTGCAATAATTCAACCGAGTTAAAATAATATAGGTCATTCAAAAATAACTGATATTTGATACTGAACATCCCACCAGAAATGCTGCTGGTATCAAACTTAAAAACTCTTTCAATTCCAATTACCGAATCTGGAACTTGAATATAATTTGATGTCTCATAAAAACTGAATGTTGTTGCTGAACCAACAATGGTTGCATTTGCAGTTGTAGTTACAATACCAACACCATTGGTTCCACCTGCTTTTCCTCTATCAATGTCTTCTTGTTGAAGTTCGTACTTCAAGAACATTCTTTCAACACCATCAAAATGACGCTCATTAAAATATTGAATGGCGTCATCAACTAAATCATCAATTTGATCATCATCAACGTTGATTTCTAAGACAGGGGCACCCAAACGCCTTAGGCAGTAATCGATTAATCCTTGACGCGTTGATGGTTTTGCCATTACTCTTCAACCTCTGAGTTCTGAAAATCATCATCTTTTACTGGAGACTTTGTTTTGGAGTTACTTACTGGTTTTCCTTTTTTGAATTCTAAAAGTTGTGCCAGAAGATTATTTTTCTCCTCTTCAAAATCCTTTTTCAGTGTTTGGATTTTTGCCTCCAGTAAAACATTCTGATTAGTTAGTGCTGCTATTTTTTGATTATATAGAGTCACCAAAACATTAATATCTACTTCACTATTCACCATTTTTAGAATGTTCCCCCGTCAATAGTTGTAGTCCAAACTGGTCTGTCACTATATGTAGTAGAAACGATAGTTGGATTTACAGATACACTTGTTCCTTCAGAAACAATATCATTTGTGGTATCAAATGTTCCCTGAACACCGATCAAAGTCACTGTATTTGAAGCACTGGTAGTGGTTTTCACCATACCATATGCCGCACTGTTATTTTGTTGAGTAATTTGTGATCCAGCAGCCAAACTTGCATTTCCACTCAATGTTAAAACTACCTCGGTTACGGCAGTCAAAAGTTGAGTAGAAGTAAATGTTGCCGCAGATGGTGCGGTTGTTGACCTCTGAAGACCAGTGCTATCAAAATAAGTAACACCATGTGTTGAGAAATCACCAGACTGATAATAGATACCTTTAATATCTAAGAAACCTTTTGTTCCTGAAACAACACTATTTGAAATAGTTGCATCGGGAATATAGGTTAATCTTCTACTATCATTAGCATGTGATTCAAAAACACCAGAAGTGGCAATGGAACTATCATCCATACCAAAGAATCCAGTCTTATTATTACTGGTTCCACTACTTGTATTGTATTCGAAAGAAATACCACGGTCAGTATTGGTATCAAATGCGTGAGTTACTGTTAATTCTGTTGTGGTTGAAATTCCAGCAATCGTTGGATCGGTTAGTGTAATAACTTTATTAACCGAATCATATGAGGTAACAGTGTTTGCGGCACCTATATTCAGACCAGCATCACCACTTATAACATCACCAGTATTGATACCAACAACGGAGTCTAATCTAATAGTGCTTACACCAGAAACGACGGTTTCCATTACCGTCCTAACACTTGTTACATCACCAAGATTTAAAATTGCTTCGTTAGCACTAACGGTCGATGAATTAACAGTAGTTGTTGTTCCATCAACTTGAAGATCACCCTTAACAATAACAGTTCCTTCATTACTGAAACCATCGGGATATGGGTCAATGTAAAGAACATTACCCCCACCAGGTCTTGTTGAAATAACGTTGGATGAAATACCAACGTTATCAATTACAAACTGACTGCCAGCAGGTAGATTATATGTTTGACTTGTATTCCAAACCCAAGGAGCACCTGTTACTTGAACGGAATCAGATCCATTTTCATCATATTCGATTTTAGCATCTTTGCTATCACCGAAAGTTAGAAACTGATCGTCTGGAATTACAACTTCACCAGCACCATTAGTTCTTAATTCAATATCTCCATCAGTATCATTGGATGAAATTGTATTTCCATCTATTGTTATATTATCTACTGACCATTGATCTACTCTAGGTAGACGTGAAATGGCACCCAAACCACCAGGGTTTCCTCCATTCTCCGTCAAAAGAACTGGAACAAAACCATTTGCTGGTGTTGTTGGATTATCTTGCCCAGCAACTAAACCTGGTGCAATACTTAGAAGATCTGTGTAATATCTACCACCAATTAACTGGGGATTTTGCGAGTTGTCACCCGCATAAAGCCTTCCACCTCTATTACCATGTGTTCCAACGCCAATTGTTAATCCAAGTTCACCATAATTTAGAGTTGCTGGTGCGGTAGTACCAGTAGATCTTTTAACTCTAATGATACTTGCCATTAGAATGAACCTCCATTAATATCTAAATTCTGTGTAGCTCCTGGTGTTAATTCTAAAGTCGCATCCCACTTATTGGTTGTGGCATTGTAAACAAGAACCATGCCGTTTGATAGTGTTCCAGCATTGACGTCACTTAAACCAGAAAGAGTTCCGGCAGTATCCCCAACAATTGAAGAAACAACCTTGATTGCGTTTTGTTGACCTACTCTTACTTTTATATCTGGCATAAGAACATACCGATTTGGTAATTTTCAGGATCTAAAATATATTTATACTCCTTCTAATCCGAGTTTGGACACAACTTCTTGTTGCTTTAGAAAAAGTTTTAATGATACTTTAAGCATTGCTTTCAATTCGTTAATATCATTACAATCATCAACCATTCTAGATTGTTTTTCATATTCGAACAGTTTGTTCATAGATTCCAAAGAAATTTCTTCAGGATTTATCATTGATTAACTCCATGAGTAGGTTTTTTATCACTTGAACGTCTTTTTTTAATTCACTAATTTCATCTTTTTGTTTTTGACGTTCTTTTTTCATTCTAATATACTGATTATATTCGTAAGTATCACAATTGACTATTGCCCCTGTTTTTTCGTCACGGAAAAGATTACTATGTCCTTCAATTGGTATCATGCTAGTGCAATTGCCCTCATATCACGGAATTTTGTAGTGTATGCTTCATTTGTTCCACTCATTACGATTTTGATTGCAAATCCAGAAAATTCTGGTAACTCATCGGCAGTAAATTGATACTCGATGAATTCATTGTCTTCACTTGCTTTTACGTAAACATCTGGTAGACCATTATTTAAGGAAGTATCAATCACGGTATCTCCAATACCATCACCATCAATATCCTTTAGATTACTGTAACCAGGGAATAGTTCATAGGATTGTTCAACCTCACTAGAATCTGGTCTAACCAGTTTATAAAGAACTCTAAAATCACTTGAAGAATTTCTATAAGATGTAAGAACAACTTTCAATGAAGTTGCTGGTTTTTGTAAATTAACTGTGTTTGAAATGTAAACAGAAGAATGTGGATCATTTGAAATTTGATTCGATCTAGAATCGGTTACATAGTTTTCAATTGGATTGTTAAGTCTATTTCTAGCAAATACAAATGTTGCTGCCTCAGTTAAATCAATAACTGGTGAAAGATTTTTGTTCGATGACTCCATCCTTACACCTAGTGTCAATGACTTGCTCTTTGGTAAAGATGTTAGTCTATTGACTTCATTAACTCTTGAGCAAACAATTCTTGGTGATGATAATGTATTAACTTTGTTAAGTGCAACAGATTCATATCCTTGGTCTAAGAAAGATTCTTCACTACCACCAGAACTTGTTCCAGAAACTGTTCTCAATGTTGCAGAAACACTAGTATTTTCAGGATTTAGTACATTAAAGTATGGGATTACTTCATTGTACTGAATATTCTGCGTTGCTCTTCCATTCGAACCACCGAAAGATCCTTCATTATTGAAACTTAATAAGTCCGCACCAGAATTTTTACCCGCAGGTCTAACAAATTCAAGGTGATATGTGTCAATTTCTCTAGATGCAACTAAAGTTTGGTTAGTTGGCATTGTATGAGAATTATTAATTCTGGTTAGTGAAACACCATTCAATTCATATTTTCTAACAATGTCACCAACCGCATGATTACGAACCGTCGATTCATTTTCACCGCGAGCAACAATGGTAACCGAACCAACATTAACTGCATTATATGAAATAATCTCATCATTTATTAGTACATATCCTGGGTTTGAACCAGAAACTGCAGTTCCTTCAAAGGTCGAAAAGTCCGAAGTACTTCCAACAGATATTGTTGTATTTGTTGATGTGACTGATGCAGTTAATGTAGTTGATTGGGTGTCTGGTAAAATTCCACTAACATTCACAATATTGCTATTGGAATGCATACCGTGATTGTAATGACTTACTTCAAATACATTTCCATTATAAAGATCATTAGGAACAGAAGATGTTCCCCTGACAGTGGTTCCAGACATTGAAACCAAAGTGTTTCCACTATAATACGATAGTGTTTGGTTTTGTCCAAATGCTTCACCACTAACATTTGTCAAATATAGAGTATCAATATTTGGAACCGATGTAACAGAAATCAATGCATTTCTTCCAGCACCACCAACGGAACTGGTTGTAATACCAAGCAAGTCACCAACCTTATATCCATTACCGGTTGATGCAAGAGAAACGTTAGTTACTGTATTTCCAGAAACTGTGATATCTGCAGTTGCACCAGAACCATTACCATTAATTGTGTAAAGTGGAACTGCCGTGAACGAACCATTTGAATAACCAACACCAACGGTACTGATACCAACTGTATTAATATTTCCACCAGTTGCTTCAATATAACCAGTATTTGAACCTTCTGCAACTTTTACACCCGTTGTCAATATACTATTAAGTGCATAACTAGTTGACATACCTACCGTTAATTTTCTTGGTAGTGTCTTTATTGGATTATTAGTTAGTTTTGGTAGATTTACATCAGCTGATGCATATGTACTTCCAATCGAAATAGATGGATTGTTGAAATATGCCACACCAGAAGTAGAAATAAACTCTGCCTTATAGAGTTTAAACTTCAGATCCTCAGAAATAGTAGGTGACCAAACAGAACCATTTTGTGGTTTAAACAAATTACCACCAGTATACTGATTTGAATAAATTACCTGATCCGCATTTGGATAGGACTGTGTATCTACAGTTGCTTTATTCGTTTCACCAACCCAAACTTCGTAGTCATCTGAAGATGGGCAGATTAAAGTTAATGCATATTGCTTGTTTGGTTGCAAATATAGTGGTGAAGGTAATGTTACTTGAGTTGCAACTGATCCATCAGTAGAAGTTTTAACATCCGAAGGTAGTAAACCAACTCTTGCAAAATTTTGAGTTAATTTATCTTTTGGTGTTCCTCCAATATCAGTTTCTCTAATCTCAACAAATACCTTTTCACTAGTATCTTTTGATTTAAAGAATAAATCAATTTTTGTCAAGAATCCACCAACATTATCACTTCTAAATGTTTGACTCAATGGATCTCTTCTTAGTGCATTTAAAGGAAGAGCAGTTGGGGTTCTTCTGATTGAAACATTTTCAGTATAAACTTCTGGATTAATAACTCCCAGACTATAGAATGATGTTTGAGAGAAATTAATTGATGTTCCCGAAGAATTTGAAGAACTAGTTGTCAATTTAAATGACTTAGTTCCTTTTTTGAAGGTTGTAGAAGGCGCTGGTGAAGCAAGAGGATTTCTAATGAATAAGCAACCAATCAAATCTCCAACCGTATCTGATGTAAGTGATTGTTTTGAAACTGTTGCCTGAGCAGAACTAGTTTCTCCAACCAAAGTCATATCACTAACAACATATCCATAAAATCTTCCCTCAGAGTCATCTGCCAAGGAGAAAGTATCAATGTTTATTAATGCTGCAGAAGAGGAATATGTTGTAGCAATATCTAGTGAAGGTGAATATGGATTCTTATCATAAGTTTTTGTGGGACTCAGATAAGGACCATACTTATGATTTGCATTTGCTAGTCTAAATGCCGCAACTTTCACGCCATCTTGATATCCATAAACAGTCTCTCCTGCCTGGAATGCACCACTACTCATCGTTACTTGTAAAAGTTTTGGAATTACATCAATATTTGAACTACCACCAAAGAATGAGTAGTGATTAGTTGATGGTTTTAATCCACTTGCTTCAAATTGAATGTTTCTTGATCTTAATTTATTGTTGATTTCAGAACTAGTGACTAGATTTGAGATGTAGGTATTTTCCCAATTGCTTTGAGACCTTACAATTCCACCAGATTGAACATTTAATGTTCTTACCCATGTGTCAGAAGATGGTGTTAACTTTATGTTACCATTATAATTTTCGACTCCGAATGGATTGATTTTTTGACTCTTAGTTGCAAATGTCTGTTTAATATCACCCCACTCAACGGAGGAATAGTTTAGAGTTACCAAATCTCCAGTCTTTTTGATATTTGGATCTAAAAGAGTAAAGTCTGAAGAGAAATCAAGAGTATTAATATCTTGATTTGATGATGGAGAAATTTGTGACTTTAATGAGTAGAATGCTAAATCAGATCTTAACTCAGTACTGGAAATATCAACCGTAGAATTTGCATCTGGATTTTCAGTATCAATAAATCCAGTTCCTTTAAAATTATCTACAAAAAATCCTGATTTGAATCTGCTCAGTCCATCGGTATCTTGAACCTGTAAAGTTTTGGTATCAAGTTCGAGGAGAGTTAGTGATGTGAGTTCTTCTACGGTTTCAAGTCTATCTTCGATATTACGAAGATCTTGCATCGTATATCTCTTGTTGTTGACAAGTCTAACATTGACATCATCTGGATTATACAAGTATGCTGGAAGTTCTAGTGTTGCCAGGTCCATAGAATTATCCACTGTTCCTGGTTCAACAGGATTTTGTGAGGCAACACCTTTTACAACAGAAATATTACCGTTTTTATTCAAAACGATTTTATCAATTCTAGGAAGATAATATGAATATCCTACAATGGAACTTTCATTTGGTGAAACAACCAGTGTTGGATTTGAACCAGCAGAACTAAAATCTCTACTTCCAAATGAAAATGGAGAGGATGTAGTTGAATTAAATGGTGCGACTCTAGGTCTAAAGTCTAAAACATCTGTTGCTCTTGTATTATTCTTGAGGAGAGGAATATCGGATGTGTATCTTTCTTCTCCATAACTATTAACACTGAATACATCACCACTATCTGCTGATGGAACTGTGTAGTAATCGTATACAACTAATAGTCTTCTAGATGGAATATATGAATCAGATCTTCTAACAATTCTCGAATAGTCATAATATTGTTCTCTTTGACCTTTGTCCAACTTATAATCTTGTGTTTTATCCGTGTAATTTCCTTTTCCAACAGATAAAATTGAAGATCTAATATTAGATTCTTGGAAAACTACTGATTCATTTGGTGAAAATCTATTTGAGTTGAGATAAACAAATTCAACTTTTGTTGATGATACTCTATTAACTACCTGAGCAACAGCACCATTACCCTCCCCGATAATTTTTTCACCAACAATAGAAGCAGTGTTTAGATTCAGACCAGATGCAAATGTTAGACTATCTAGAATAACACTTCCATTATCTAGAGATTCATATACTGCAATAACCTTGTTTACATCTGGAACATTAAGTGATATTTCCTTATCTTCTACACGCAAACCATAATAATCATTTTGCGTCATTCCATAAAGGTCTGCCGTAGATTGTGAAGCACTATTAGAAATTTCTAATTGCTGACTTCTAATATAATTTTTTAATTTATTCTGTATCGAGTTCTTTTTAACCGTTGCATTAACAAAAACGTTACTCTGATTTGGAATCAAACCACTGAATGTTACATCGAGGGAATTTCCAGAAACAACTACTTGGTCCGAAGTCAAATTTGCAGAAGTTCCATCTTCATAGAAAATTGAATATCTATCAACTGCATATGGTTCAAAGAAAGAACTTGTGATGCCAACGTCTGTTCTATCAATCGACAATACACCATTATTATCTGTTGATTTTCCAGATGCTTGTCTTTCTACAAGAAGATTTGAACCAGAGAAAGAAACATTAGAAATATTTTTAGAATTCAAACTAGCATATAAGTGTGCCTTATCACTATTCTTGATTGATGATGCACCGATAGAGAATGTGGTGTTAATTGTGGTTCCACTAGGAAGTGATCCATCACATACACCAGAAACATTTTCTACTGCCTCAAGTGTCATCTTAAGACCATCAGTGGAAACACCGATAACTCTATTAAAGGTTTCTACGGTTTTACCAGAAATTTGATATTTTATAATAGTATCTGTTTTAATACCAGCAAAATTTCTACCAGCACATGTTGCAATACCGGCAGCACTAATATCTAACGTATCTGTAATAGAGAAATTTTTAGGAGTCTTTGATTCGAGAACAGTATCTGCAACAAATGCCGTACTTAAACCTGTTCCACCACCAGTTCCTTGGAAAATTGACTTGATGTCCTGTGCTCCATACACATTTATCTTAGTAATAGATCTTGTAATAGACCCACCATTAATTTCAATTTCTTCACCAACAACAAAAGAACCAGAAGTTTGGTCTAGTTTGAATACTTCTCCTGCATGGGATACGACATAACCAGAAGCACCACTATTCTTTCCTTTAAAATGTGAACCAACTGGAACTTCTGCTAGTGTTGCACTAGAACTCAAAGTTAGTTCGGTAAAGGTCTGAACATCCCAAAGATATAAGTCCCACTGATTAGCAGACTTATTAACACTATCTGCATCAGCGAGTGAGAATGAGTATACTCTTGCTCTTCCTATCTGTGTTCCAGTTGCAGATTCGGTATCTTCTTTTCTTCTATTATAAAGATCTACCGTAAAGTTATTATTAATTCCAACAACTGGAGTTCCAGAAACATTATTAACTTTTAACTTATTTCCCATCTCAAACGGGATAGATGCACTAGAAACGTTTCTAGATGATCTTGGTTTTTCTATGTCTAAAATAGAAGTTGCTGTTTTTTCAACATCAAAACCCTGAACATATGCTTTTCCAGGTGAAACTTTAATTGCCAGAAGATCATCCGATGGGGTATTTCCCTGCTCAGTAATCTGATTGGAGAAAAATACTCCATCAGACCCGATTCTATCATTTAATGAGTTTTCTACTTCAACATCAAATGGATCTACAGCATAATTTCCAGATTCTTCAAAAGTTCTCTTTGCAATATAATCTTTAATTTGTGAGTAGGTATTTGTATCCTGTATTTTTTTAACTACACCGTCAGTTACCCTTAAAATTTCAACAAAATCTTTATCATCAGTATCGGTTAATCTTTTCTTAGAAAGAACTGCAGAAATTTTTAGTCTATCCGCACCAGGTGCTGCATAATTAGAAAATCCTCTTGCATTATCATAAAGACTATTATCGTCTTGTGCATCTATAATAGACTCTGTGATGAATAAACCTACTCTATATGAAGGAGTATTTGAATATTGGTCAAGTAATAATGTGTCATCATTGACATCTATAAAGTGTCCTCTTATATAATAAACACCCTGTGAAATTGAAACTGCAGATGCAGTAAATGTTGCTTCTGAATTAATTAGTGTTGCAAATGTATCACCTGTTGGAATAGTCGTATTTCCATACGTAATATTATCTAATGCGATTAGAGTTTCACCGTCTCTAAATTGTGAAATATTAAAACTAGCATCTGCTGTGATGTATTTTACATAAATTGTATAGTCACCAGTTTCAGACTCTGTATTTTTAAGAACTTTTTGGACTATAGCGGTTAGTTGAGAAGTTTGTCCCTTAATCTTCTTACCAACCAACTGCTCTAGATACAATCCAACACTTAATCCCACATGTGTTGGATTAATTTTAACAGCAAAATATGATGGATTATATGTAATATTTCCTGGAATTACAATGGAACCATCTTTAAAAATATGATTTGCAAAAGATTTAACTTGATTTTGGAGAATTGACTGTAAAGTTGTCAGTTCTCTTGATTGAACTGGAAATCCGGGTTTAAAAAGAACCCTATAAAAATTACTATTGGGATCAAAATCGTCATAATATGGCGAAACATTTAAATTTGTTTTTTGTGACATCTTTAGAATTCCAGGATAATTTTAATATCTTCTTTTTGTCTTGGGTTCCTTGAAACGCGAGGTCTATTATCGATGTAGATAATGTCTCCCGATCCTTTATTTATCTCGGAAAGAGCAATTCCATTTGTGAACTGAGTTGCTAGATTTACATTTTTTGTTGCAGTAACTGCGGTTGTAATACCTGTGAAATCTTGATCGATCGAACCACTAAAACTATTAACTGAAGTTATAGTTCCACCATCTTTTGAAAACGAAACTTTCGTTGCTTCTGATACAACACTCTTTGAATCTTTTTGGTCATAAGAACCAGTATTGTAGTAGAGTGAGCGATCTTGGAAATACTTTAGAACTTTTGTTTCAGTATCATAAGAAGCAATATAACCAGTTGCAGTTCCAACTCCAGTGACAGTTTGGAATATTTTATTTCCAGGATTGGCGTCTTCTGGATTAGATACCGAAGATAATTTAAAACCACCCAAGTTTGAAAATTGACTCTCTGCAAAAACAGATGATGCTGTTCCAATTCTACTTGGATTTTTAATGATACCAATTTGTGCAAATCGTGTATCTAGTGGAAAGTCTTTCGTTGATGCATCAAAACGAGCATAAACTAGTACACGGTCTGTTCCTAGTTCCTCATAAACGTTGTATCCATGACCTCTGGATGGTGGAATGATTGGAATCAAGTGGGCAAAACCAGTTGCACCTGAATTAATTGTCGATAAATCAACTCTTCCATAAGAATACCCCTTTCCTCCAGCAGAAACAGTTGCTGAAGTAATTTTTCCACCAACAACATTTACAACTGCTTTTCCACCTTCACCATCACCTAAAATTGGTAGTTCTGCATCAGTTGTATTATATCCAGAACCCTCTTTTTCTACATAAATTTTCTTGATTTGATTTTCATTAATTGAAGAATCTCCATTATCTCTTACAGAAACAATTTGAGAATCTGTTGTAGTCTCCCAATCATTTGGAACTGGAATATACTCAATAGAATCGAATTTAATAATATCACTTGGAGAAACAGTGAAAAGATATTTCCAAATATATCCATCACCACTTTCACCTGCTCTAGATGGTTCTAGATCAACAAAAGTTGGTTCATCCTGTGAAAAGTTACCAGTTGGATTTGTTTCTGAAGAACCATTGTCAATACAAACATAAACTCTGAAATCACTATTAATTACATAATAATTTGCATCATACAAGCGTGTTGAATTAGTTTGTGGTGATGGATTTGATAAACTGTAATCATGTCTGTACATTTCATATACAGTTCCCTGTTTCCAATCAACCCTTCTAATCAATCTTCTAATATCATTTTTGGTAATTCTCTTACCAAAAATCATAGTATCCTTAACATGACTTAGATAGTTAAGATTATCAATCGGAGATGGAATATTGCTATCCCAAGTCGAAGATCTACCGAATCCAACAACCGATGGATTTGGTAAACTAAGGAAAACATAATATGAATTGTTAGGGTCACTAACAGAATCCACAAAATTTTTCGCGTTTAAAATTCTAAATTGATCTGTAACAATCGCAGCCATATTACTAGCTTTTTTCTATATTTATAAGTAATTAACTAAGTTGTTTTCTCAGAGAACCATTGTCTCTAAGTCCATACTTTCTTCTTTGGATTGTTGGGAACGTTGACAATCCAGAATTGACTGTAAATCCAGAAACACCAATACCAATAGAATTTGAAGATCTGGTAAATCCAGAAAGTCTTCCCCATGAAAATTCACCACAAGGATTTGTTCTAGATCCCGATGTTTCACCTATGGCGGTATAATCAGATGTTGAGAGAATGTTGGTTACTATTGAACCAGTAAGATTTACTCTATTGAAGGAATGTACATAGTAAATATTGTCAGCAAATGTTGTTCCAATACCAATAACCGCATTGTCATCACCATCAATTGAAGTAATACCATTACCAACTGCTGTATTTGAAACTAGAATTGGATAATTAACCAATAAAGAATCGATATCATCGGTTTGATTAAATTCAAGATCAAATTTGATTGCTAATGGATTTCCGCCAGTGCCAGTGGTTGTTGATATGCCTGTAATAATTCCACTGTACCCAGATACAAATCGTATTCCATCAATCAATTCTTTATTTGCATCTGGCAATTTCGTAATCAGAGATGGTGTTGCAGAAGTTGTATAACCAGAACCAGGATTTGTTATCGTAACAGATGTAATAGTTCCTGCAGAAGAAACAACGGTATCTGCAACTGCTTTTTCTTGATCTTGATACAGACCAAAATCAAAAGTCCTAGTTATTTCTACAGTATTTGCAACAGATTTATTGAGTTCAACCTGACCATTATTGAAAGATGTGATACCAATCACATTGAAAGTATCATCAATAATTTCTAAACTACCACTAAAAATTCTATTCAAAGAATGACCCACTTTGATTTGTGAAGTATTGATTCCAGTAATAACCGTAGATCCAATACCAACTGTTCCAACTCTACCAGAGATTTCTGGTTTGAATACTGTCCCAATACCACCAATAGGTGGTGCAATTTGAACAGCAATTGTTGAAGATGGAGTATATCCACTACCACCATCAATAACATCAATTGAGGATATAGTTCCAGCAGCAGAAACAATTGCAGTAAATGATGCTCCTACTGGTTCTGCCTTTCCGTCAAACAATAATCCAGAAACTTCTTGTATTTCAATACTTGATTCAGTTTCTTCATAATTGAATAATCGTGCATCATCAACAAAAATTTCTAAATCATCCACATTGAAATCTTTAATAACTTTCGCCGTAGGGAATACCATACCCTCAAGAGAATCTCTAGATTTTGATTGTGGATTATCACCAATCAAAAGATCTCTTTTTTGCTTATCCCAAGACAATGGTTTGTAATTAACTTCATCAATACCATCACCAAGGTATATTCCAGTCTCAGTTGTATCTGCGGATGTAATACTTGAAACAATTCTACTATCTTGAGTAACTGTTCCTGTTATAGTATCATTTTTGTATATTCTAACTTCATCACCAGGTTTGATAGTCTCATTAACATTAATCTCAATACTATCAATACCACGAGTTCCTCTGTAGAAGAATACATCAACTTTATCTTGTGTTTTTGGTGCTTCGGTAAATCTGAAGGTTGTTCCTCCTTCAAATATGTAAGAAACACCTGGTTCTTGCATAACTCCATTAATATAAATCAGAAGAATAGCATCAAAATCAATCAGTGATGATGTTGCATCAGCACTATTTTTTTCAAAACTGAGAAGTTGACCATTTTTAAATAATGGGAATCTCGTTCTAGTTCCATTTTGTCTTGATTTATTACTATCGATGTAATCAAATTCACCTAATTGCCAGGAAGCAAATGAATCATTAAATACTTCTTCAACTGTAAATTCTAGTTCAGTAATTGGTGATGATAATCCTGCAGCAGTAACCAATCCAACAGGTTTGAATACATCTCCTTTTCTAAATGCATATCCTGGTTTTGTGATTTGGTATCTTGAAATTTCAAAATATGATGTACCGATACCAACAGAAGAAGGTGCAAGAGATAAAGTCATCGATAATCCAATACCAGTTGCAGTAGTGGCACCAATTCCAAGTCTTGATATACCTGTAACAGGTAAATTTTGATATGATGGACTATCAACCGTTACTAATGGATTAGTATATCCACTTCCACCATCAACAATATTGAATGCTAAAGTTCCTCCAGCACCGACTGTTGCTGTGATATTTGCCCCAGAACCATTTCCAGAAATATCAGTAATTGCAACACCAACATTACCTCTGTATCCAGAACCAAATGTTAGATTTGTAAAGTATTCTCTTACTGTTCCGCCAGTTTCATATGTATGGGGAATTGTACTGGTTCCAACATTTACATCAAACGTTGTTGCCGACGTAATACCAGTAACTGGGAATATAAAGTCATTAGTTCCATCTGGGAAAATTGTGGTTGTTCCAGCACCACTGGAGCAGGAGAATTCTAGACCTAATAGATAAACCTGCTTTCCAGATCCGCTTAAATTGTGTGCAGAAGATGTGGTTATCTCTAAAATTCCAGTAACGTTATCATAACGTGAAGTACTAATGTTTAATGATGTGGAACTGAAGGTCGAAACACCCAATAATCCAGAAATAGAGTTACCAGCACCAATGGTTGGTTTGACTTTTGCACCAACAAGAGGTGCATATCCTAATCCTCCAGTAGATGCTACAGAAATTACAACACCACCTCTAGGTATTTGATTCTGATTAACATCTTCTTCAGAAATAATAACAACATCAGACCCCTCTCTAGTAATTCCAGTGAAAGTTACACTAGAAATTCCCGTTACATTATCTGAAGCAAAACTGTAGTTATTGCCAGTATTATTAACAGTGTCTGGGGTCTGGAAAATATCATTGATGAATACTAAGTTACTTCCAGATTCTAAACCAAGAGTATTTTCACCCTCTTTATACACACTGAATGTTCTTCCAATACCATTAAATCCTAGAGAAATATCATCGTATACAGTGTTTCCACTATAATCTTGTCTCAAATAAACTCTTCCATTAAATGTTGATTTTGGAAGTGCAAGAGCACTAGCATTTAATCTATTGTTATTACCCTTACCATCTGGTGCTTCTGTAAAGTGAATTTTATTTCCAACAATATTAAATGCACCTTTGTAAATTCTTGCCTCAGATCCATCCAAATGTGTGGTTGCAGAAGAACCAACAAATCCTCTCGAAACATTAATGATTGGGAAAGTTCCCAAACCAGTAATTGGACCACTGGTTGTCGTTCCTAGACCTACGTTTTGAATTTCTAAGAATTCTTCGTCAACTTTAAGAATATCTCTTGGTCTAATCGAAGAAATACCAGTTAGTGATAAGTACGAAACTCCAGCACCAATAGTTCCACCACCATTATTCTCTAGATTGAATACGAGTGGTGTGTACATTAGTGGATACTGTGTAACACCATCCACCGTAATTAGTGCCTTCTCAAGTTTTTTCTTCATCTCAAGTTTATGACGATTTCCAGATCCAGTATTGGTAAATGTAAATCCAATACCACTTCCACCAGAAGTTCCAGTTAATTTAAATGTGTCTTTGGATGTTCTAATGGCATAAACTCTTGTCGGCATTAAATCAGTACTAATACCAGTTGTAAACTGCTCTCTTATAGTTGATGCAGTAGAAACGTTTGATAACGTCACTGCCCAATTAGTATTATCTGCAAAATAAGACCTATTACTACCTTCACTTATAGACGTAGATGCTGTAATGGAATTAATTCCAATGGAAACAATTGTGCCCAATGAAGTATTATCACCAGAGAAAATACCAGCACCAACTTCAAGAATTGAAGTATTTCCAACTCCAGTGATAACCGTTGAACCACCACTAACAACGTCACCAAGGAAATAACTATTGAAAGTTTTTATTTCTGATATGGTTGTGTTCGCAGCAATACCATCACCAAATACCAAATCACCAATGTTTAAGTTGGTTGAATTACCAATACCAGTAATCGTTGAGAATCCAACTTCTACAATATCACCTGTAAGTAATGTACCACCAACGACAGTAGTTCCAATACCAACAGAAGTTGCGGCAATACCAATGAGTGTTGAATCTGGAGTATAAATTAATTCTTCACCAGTTTCGAAGAAATGATCATTAATTGTGAAGACACCTGTTGATGTGTTTAGTATAGTTGTACTTGATGGATTAAATGCTTTTTCAAAAATAGGTATTCTATTGTAATTTAAATCAAAGTCTGTTTTATCTTTTCCGAATACATTGATAGATCCATAGAAAGCGTTTGATATGGATTCATTTAGTACTCCATTTTCAAAATCATCAGGAACGTTGAATTCATCAATGTCAGCATAAATGTGTTGATTATATGATTGAATTACAATATCGTCACTTAAAAATTCAGTATCTGGATGGAATTTAACAATAACATTTGATCCATCCATTTCGGATGAGAATGTTCCAATTCCTGAAGAAGTTCCAATATTAATAAATGGTGATTGCTGTATATTAGTTCTAATCTGGTCGGCAATAACCATTAAATTATGAACTGCTGATGTATTACCAACACTAACCTTAATAATTGATTTTTGGGTAAACTGGAGAACACTATCAAATTCAAATACAGTGCTAATACCACTAATTACTTTGAACTGAGAATCAAACTTTGCAGTTCTTTCAGTTCCTTCTGGTTGTCCGTCAACTAAGTAACGATAAGTTCCAACACCAACAGAAGTTGTTCCTATACCAACAGTCTTTGTCTTAACAAGTAAGTTATTATTAGTATCATTTTCAAAGGTTAGTCTAATAACACCACCAGAAACATTTAATCCAAATGTACCAATATTCTCTCCAGAGAATTTGTCAAAATTGGATGTATCATAATAATATTCTGCAATATGAGTATCTTGACCATCATAATGACCAACTATTTCAAAATAGTTCATTCTATTGGTATCAGTATTCAATACCTGAGCAAATGTATATGTGGTATCAAACTTATTCGATAGTGCTTCAAAAACATCAGTCTTGAATCCCACCAAACCACTGCCATTTGCAGGACCAACCTTGTTTGTTCTGCTATCTAATCTAACAAATCCAAATTCAGTAAATCCAGAACCAACATTTGCTGGAGTAAAAGATTCTCGGTAAACTTTTAAATTATAATTAAAGTTATCTGCATCTACGGGATCAAATCTCAATGTAGTATCACCACTAGCAGCAAAATCTCCAGAAAAATCTCCAAGTTTAACGTCCGTGAATAAATCAACCTTACTCAAAGTATATGTGTTGTTATAGTCATTTAAAACTACAACTTCACTAACCTGGGAACTTTGTTTATTTTCATCACTAATTTGAATCAAGAATCTGCTATAAAAATCTGTAATTGGATATTCAATCGCTTCAACAAATCTATCCTTATTAAATTCTGAACTTGAGAATCTTCCACTGATGTCATCAATCTGAAGAACACGATTTGTTCTACACTCAATGTAATCTGCAAGTCTCTTATTTTTAAAGATTATGAATCTGGAAGAATCTGCTGTTGCCTCATAGTCCTGAACCAAATCAAATACGTTAATTGTGTCAACTCTTCTTTCAGAAATAAAATCTAAAACTGGTGATACAAACGAATCTGATATACCAACACCAATGTTTGCCTTCGAGATGACCTCAGTGTCAGCAAAGTTTTTCATTCCGGATGGATGAATATGTCTACTTACATCCTCTTGAATTGATTCAAATTCTTGTGGACTCTTAATAGTATAAGAAAGATTTTGATAATAATCATTATCTGGAGTTACTTGTAAACTATCGTTTAGTTTACCAGTATCATTTTTCCACCCAAATCTTTTCTTACTGGAATAATCGACAGAAAATCTTCCATCATATTCTTTTACAGATTCAACAGTACCAAAAATTCCAGAGTTAACACCCTTGATTACATCACCAACTTTGATATCATAATCACCATCCACCTTAATAAGATTTTGTTCAACAACTGTGGTTTCTAAATCTACGGTTGCATTTTGTACCGCTAGTTTCTCTCCCAAGAAAAATAGACCAGGAACTTGTCTAATTTCAAATACGGGAAGATTTTCTTCTTTGATAACAGATGTGAAAGAAGTTTGAATTTCTACAGGAGTTCCAGCATCATCTGTATATTCGGAAATATTATATTTAAGAATAGCTGGGTTTGAATTTGTGTACTCTGTTACTGTAAAATACTGATATCCATGGTCTTCAGAATTAAATCCATCACCAGGAAAAGATACATTACCCAAAGTGTCAGTTACAGACTGTTTTTGTAGTCCTTCAACAAAGATTTTATCTCCCTCTGCAAATGGTGGAGTAATAAATCCATCAATTGGAGGAGTGCTCAATTCTAAAGTTACCGTACCACTACTATAATCAAGAATTCTTTCTACTTGAATACCATTACTATTTCTAATCGGAACTATTTTGTGCTTAACAGAATCCAATCCTCTTGGTTCTGAGACTATATTGATACCAATTATTGTATTTCCGGCAAATTGTGACTCCAAACTATAAAGGTCTGGATTAATCTTTTCCTTGGTATATGTATTTACAATAATCAAATCTGGTGGAGAAAGATAATTTCTACCACCATCAAGCACTTGAATTGATTCAATCTTATCGGTTCCAGTTAAAGTAAGTAATGATGATATATTTGCTTTTGGTCTCAGTGTTTTATCAGAAGCGTATTCAAAACCTTCATTAACAATTCTAAAATTACTTAGTTTACCAATAGTAGACGTTGTTGGTCTAATAATAGCATTTGATCCAACACTATCAGCGGTTCCAGCAGAAAGACCACTAATAACTGGTAGTCTAGAATAATTTGATCCTGGAGAAACAATACTAATGTTTGCAATAGGTCCTGATGCGGTTCTTGAGTTAGTTTTA